TGGATAATTATATAATTTACATATAAAATAAGCACTTATACTGGAAGATAATAAAATACTTGTAATCAAAAAAGTTGGAAATAATGTTAAAAACATGTATTTGTATATTAATAATAAAATATATTTATATCATTTGTTTCTATAAAAAATTGAAACTTCTTTATTTTATATAATAACATTTGTTTATTACTTATTAATAATATGCCCACTAAATTAATTGACTCACAATCTAAACAATTTAGATTTAATTATGAATCTGATTTATCAACAGATGATATTGAATTTATAAATCCAGTTTTAATTGACACTAGATCTAATATATTTAATTTTACTTGTGACAATAAAAATAAACCACACTACACATTTAATATCAAAGTAAATGAACTAGAATATAATAGTAAATTATATTATGAGATTAGTTATGATATTGAATTTATTCCATCTAAAAATTATTCTCCTGAACAAAATAACAGATATAAAATATCTGCTCATCCATTTGCATCATTTGGTTATAGTGATGTAAAATTTCAAAGTTTTATTGTTTATAAAAATTCATTGACACAAATACTAACTGATTTTTTGTTAATCAATTATATTGATTTAGAAAAAATCTCTGGATTTACTACTGGAGAAACATATAAATTTAATATTATGAAAATATTAACTTTATTTAAAATTAATAATTTTATAGTAACAATAGATGAAGAAAACATTTGTCCATATTACAATCTTGATATAACACAAAAAGAACTTGAATATGAAAGTGGATCTTTTTATTATGATATTGAATATAACTTTAAATTTATTTCTTCTGATAGTTTTACATCTGAAGAAAATATAAAACATAGAAATTTAGCACATCCTTTTGCACCTTTTAATAATCAAGATGATGATACAAAATTTGAAGGTGTTATTGTATATAAAAATGAATTAACAAAAAAATTAGTTGAATTTTTATTAATGGATTATAAAGAATTAGAGCAAAAAATTGAACATACTTCAGTACAACGTTATAAGAGCAATATTATGGAATCATTAGCATTATTATGGGATTAACTAAAAAATAATTTATTTTATATCTATATTTGTTTTATCAAATAATTGTATTTTTAAATGGTTTAGATATATGGATATACATATTAATATTTAAACAATGAAAGACGATAAGATTATAAATAAAGTTATAAAAAAGATTATAGGATCAAATAAATCTATTTATCCAGATTCTAAAGATGTACTAAAAGAATTAGTTAGAGATAGTTTGGATATTTTTTTCCCCAAGTTATCAATTGATCCAGCTAGTATTGAGACACATATTGAACAATTACTAATTAAACCAAAAACTTTTTGTATAAAGTCTGTTGTTGATTCTATTGTTTCTGAGTATAATCAAACAAATCGTCTTATAATACCTCAATTCTTACATAATGATGTAAGAGATCAGTTTTATAGAAAGTTGTGTAATCAAATTGTTGTTCCTGAAGAATATGCTCATGTTTGGAATCAATATACTGCTATAGAAGCAGTTCCCCAACCAGAACAAAAATCCGCTCAATGGTATCTCATGAGAGATAATTTCATTACCGCTTCTGCTGGAGCACAAGCTATTGGTGAATCAAAATATGAAAAACCTATCGAGTTACTTAAACAAAAAATAGGTATTGGAAAACCATTTGGTGAAAATTTTAATGTACATCATGGAAAGAAATTTGAGAAGATAGCAATTTTAATCTATGAATCAATCTATAATGTCAAAGTTGGTGAATTTGGTCTAGTACCTCATATGGGTTCACCACAACTTGGTCAACAAGTTGTTCCATTTTTAGGTGCAAGTCCAGATGGTATTTGTACATGTTCAACATTGGATGGCAAATTTAGTCCTATGGTTGGACGGATGTTAGAAATCAAATGTGTTACATCTCGAGTTATTAATACAACTGGCGATGAAGATGGAGTTATTACTCCTCATTATTATTGGGTTCAAGTACAACTTCAACTCGAGTGTTGTAATTTAGAGTATTGCGATTTTTGGCAATGCAAATTAGCTGATGGAATTATTAAAAAGTTCAAAGTAGGTGAAGAATGGAGTGCAAGAAGTATACCATGGACTAAACAGGAATGGGAAGATTTGTTAGATGATGAAGAAACAGTTACTGCTCATACTGAACAACAAGGTATAACTATTGAAATAAATCCTTTGTATAAATATGGATGTTTGATCGAGTTAATTCCAATTAAAAAAGATGATTTACCACCTTCTCATAGAATTGAATGGTATGGTAAATATATTTATCCAACTGAACTTGCAACAACACGTGAAGAAAAAATCGCTTGGGCTGAAAATATGAGGGTACACTGGAAAACTGTGTATCCAGAGTTATCAACTGAATATAAATTTGCGCGGGTTTTGTACTGGCATTTATCTAAATCACATTGCTTGCTAATTAAAAGAAATCGTGAATGGTTTAAAGAAAAATATCCCAAGTTTAAAGAATTTTGGGATCAAGTTCTAATGTATAGAGATAATCCTGTTAAAAAACAAGAACTAATTGAACAGATTGCAAAAGAAGAAGTAGCCCGCGAAGAGAAAAGATTAAACAAAGCACAAATAGCGTTACTTAAACCAAAACCTCAAGAAAAAATTAATTATGCGGCTATGTTTGATTCTGATTCTGACTAGATATCCAGATAAAATAACAGCTTCAAATATTATTTTACTAGACCAAATTACTCAGGAAATTCATTCTGAATGGAAAAACTTTTTTATTTTACATCATAATAAATTACTTGAAACTATTGGGTCTATTGACTGGACTGGAACAGCAATTTTTCCACCGAAACCTTGTATATTTAAAGTATTTCAAATGAATCCTCAAGATATTAAAGTAGTAATACTTGGTCAAGATCCTTATCATGGTCTGAAAGATGTGTATGTGGAACTCATCCTTCACCTCTTTCAGCTAATAGAGGAGTATTTTTTTGGTGCATCAATTTTTAAAGGTATTGAAGACAAAATAGGACATTTAAGCAAAGCAGGGACCTATTAATTGGTCTAATTAATAAATTAATTTATTTGTTTTATGCAATTTGATCATTATTAAAATTACCAGTGTATATTTCATCTCCACTAACTGAGAATAGTGTTCCTTGGCCATGTTTATATCCATTAACCCAATTACCAACATATTCAATTGATTCAGAATCAGAATTAGGATAGTATGAAGATCCATTTCCATGATATTTTCCATTTGAAAATTCACCTTGATACTTAATTCGTGTATTGTAATTAAACCATTCAGTTCCAATTCCATCGTACTTACCAGATGGATTAAAACTTCCTTCATAAATTTTTCTTTGATCTGACTTATTTTGTTCAATACCTTGAGAAATTTTATTTATTACAAAAAATCCAGTATAACATTTTGAACCTTGAACCATCCAACCTTGACCATTAAGTATCCAAATATTATTCAATTTAGTATATTCGCCTTTTGATATACATTCAAATTCCTTTAATCCAACAAAACCATTTGGACCGAATTCTAACTTTATACTATTTCTTTTATCTAATTTAACTAACCACAATGAACCATTTATTTTTGATTGTCTTTCTATATCTACAAAAGCACTTGTTTCTCCAACAAATACAGTTGTTTCATCATAAATAGATACTTTAATTTGAACATCAGCTTTTGTATCAAAATATCCTATTTGTTCAAGTCCATTATAACCAAATGTTTTATATCCTGTATTTTCTTTTCTCATATTAGTTATAGGATCATACTCAAATGAAAGAGAATCGAGCATTTTTAAATTAGATTCTTGAGATAAAAATTCTTGTAAATTACCAGATTTTGATATTTTAGGTAATTCAACAAATAAAAAATTTTTTACATCTGTATTTGTTTGAGAAAATAGATCATTAACTATATATTTACATTGTACAGAATCAGATCCAAACTTTGAAATATGTGATCCAAATCCTTTTATACATTTTTTATCCTGATAATATGTTATTGAACTAATATATCCATTTGTATGAGTAATAAACCATCCATTATACTCTCCGTGAACTTGAAATCCTTGAGATACTAAAAGACCATTTGAACCGATTGTAGCCACATAAATTGGTTTGTCAATTTGATCTTTAACCCACATTCCATCATATTGAAATTTACCATCTGGATTATAAATAGTTCCAAAACCTTCTCTTTGTGAATTAATAACTTGACCTTTATAAATTATACCATCAGAATAAAAAATACTACCAAACCCTGTCATTTCTCCTGATCTAAAAGTTCCTATATAAGTCTGAATTGGATTAGATGTATTTAGAAATTTAATTCTTCCTTCGCCTTCATATAATCCAGTTTCTGGATCTATAAAACCTTGATAAGTATGTGGGTTTGAATCTAAAATCCATTTTTTAGTATAATTTGGTAGTTCTTGTATAGTTACTTTGTATTCGCACATTTATTTAATAAGATTGATTTGATCTAATATTATCAAATAATATTATTTTCAAATTTTTTATAAAAAATTGATAATTACATTTATTGGATAGATCTATTTATCAATTTTATATATTAAAATGTCATCATTTAATAACTCTGTACCTGTAATAAAATCTCAACCTCATGAAGTTTGGTTTGGTAAAGTTTCTGATGGTAAATTTAGAGGTCAGGAAGATTTACTTGCAAACCCTCCATTTTCTCATACTGATAATTTTTTTTGGCTTAGAGATGATTCTAGATCCAATCCAGAAATTATACAGGTAATTAAAAAAGAAAATGAATATACTAATGCTCTTTTAGAACCACAACAAGATTTACAAACTCAAATATTTAAAGAACTCAAAGGATATATGAAAGAGGATTATAAAACATTTCCTATTCAAGAACATTCTGCGTTGTCTCCTTTCAAGTACTTTAAAGAATTTATTTCTGGTTCAGGTTATTTTAAATATAATCAACTTGACACACGAACTAATAAAGTAAGAACTTTGCTAGATATCAATTTGTTAGCTAAAAATAAACCTCAATGTGATGTAACTGGATTATCATGCTCATTGGATGAAAAATATTTTTCTTATTGTGTTGATTTTAATGGATCTGAAAAATATAAATTAGTTATACAGACCATTGATTCTGGATCTAATACAGCTTTAGAATTTGATAAAATTGATACATCAACTATACCATTAATATCCTATGGTGATTATAATTGGGTTAGTCCTAAACAAATTGTTTATACTCAAACTGATGAATCTAATAGACCATATCAAATTTGGACATGGAATATTGGAACATCTAAACCAAAACTAATCTATGAAGAAAAAGTTAAAGATCTTAGTGTAGGATTTTATGTTTCTAGTGATTTAAAATATATATTTATTTCTAGTTCTAATTATGATTCAACAAGTGTTCAATATGGATTAGTTGGAGATTTAGGTAAAGATAGATTTGTATTAACTAAAATTACTGGAATAATCCCAGGGTTAAAATATTCTGTTCAACATTTTAATGATTATTTTTACATTAAAAATAATTTAAATGCTGTTAATTGGAAAGTATCATTAGTACATACTATTCAAGCTCAGCAAATTAATGCATGGCTTGATTTTATTCCTGCAAATCCAAATGTATATATCAAATCATTTGGGTTGACACAATCACATGCATTATTTCAATTAAAGTAAATGGAGGTACTTATATAGGTTTTATAGCTCATGGAACTAATACAATATCTATAACAAATTGTATTGATTATAACCAAACTATTGCATTAAGTACATTTGGAAACTTTGCATGGTCACAAGTTTGGCCTCAATCTGTGTATACACTTGGATTCTACTCTTATTTCTTAGATTCACAAAATATCTATTTATCAATGGATACAATGATCAACCCTTATTCTTTGTTGGATTTTGATCCCATCACAAATACTTCGAATTCAGTATATACTAAAGAAGTTACTGGATATGATGGAACATTATATGAATCTAAAAGAATTTATACTCAAACTTCAGATGGTAAAGTTGTTCCTATTTCACTTGTATATAAAAAAAGCACTGTATTCCCTGCTCCCTGTTATTTATATGGTTATGGAGCTTATGGACATACAGTTGAACCAAAATTTAATTTTCAGATGCTTCCGATATTAGATAGAGGTTGGGTTTATGCAATTGCACATGTGAGAGGAGGATCATTTTTAGGTTATGACTGGTATTTACAAGGAAAGGGTCAGAATAAACTAAACACTTTTACTGATTTTATATTATGTGCTGAACATTTGATTAATTCTGGATATGCTCAACCTAATGCTATTACTTGTTCTGGTAGATCTGCAGGTGGATTGTTAGTTGGTGCATCTAGTGTTTTAAGACCAGAACTATTTGCAAATGTAATTATGGGTGTACCATTTGTTGATGTATTAAATACAATGTGCGATTCATCAATACCTTTATCAGTAGAAGAATGGACTCAATGGGGTAATCCAAATATAAAATCAGATTATGATTACATGAGTCAATACTGTCCTTACGCAAATTTAAGACCTGGAGTATGTTATCCAAACATATTTGCTACAGCAGGATTACATGATCTAAGAGTTCAGTATTGGGAACCATTAAAGTTTATTGCAAAACTCAGATCTTTAAAAGATCCAAGTGACAAATCAGTCCAGAACTTAAGAATTGAAATGACACAAGGACATTTTGGTGGATCAGATCGTTACAAACATTTAAAAGAAACTGCAGAACAATATACTTGGCTTTTATCTCGTAATTAATTTAATTTTTAAGTAGCTTGGATTGTTTTTTTTTATTTGTTTCAACCATATCTCTATAATTGTATGTTAGCTCTGATACCATATCCATATATTTCTTTTTAACTTTATCATCATTTTCATATTCTTGTATTTGGTCTTTTAATTTTTTTTCTGTTTTTGCATCTAACTTAATTCCATAATTTTCTAACATTATTTTAGCCATAAACAGATGATTTATCACTCTATCACATAGCAATTCATTAATATCGTTCTTGGATTTTAATAACCATCTAATTTCATCATCTTCATCATAATCTAAAACATTTACTTTATTTGACTTATAGTTTGTATTTAAAATATTCATACGTTCAGGTTTTTCAGGATTAAAATGTTCATCTTTAATAAAACTTTTAATTGCTCTTTCTGGATATTTAGCATATTCTAAATATTTCTTTGGAGTTATTTTATATCCAGTAGTTCTAAAAGGTATCATTTCTATTATTTTTTCTGCATCTT